CTATCGAACGTCTGTTCGCTCGAATGTTTGTTCGGTTGACGTGTTGCGTGTCGTGTGGTATCGCGCGGGCGCGTTCCTTTGTATGCCGTGATTGCGGGTGATGTGACTGTGCATGATCGTGGCCGTGTCGCGTCTGCGTCCGTCGTGCATGGCCGTCGTGCCTGTGGCCGTGGTGCCGTGTCCGTCGTGGCCGTGGCCGTGGCCGTGGCCGTCGTGCCCTGGACGTGGCCGCGTCATGGCCGTGACCGCGTGGTTTTTGTGTCGCCGTCGCATGGTTGCGACACGCCGATGGATGCTAGTGTTTGCAATGGTTTATGTGGTGTCTGCGTTGTCTTGGTTTGCTATCTGACTGGATAGCATGTATAGTGAGAGCCATCAAGCAAACGACAACGAAAGGAACGGAGATGAACGAGAGGCCACCACCACAGAGGCCACCACCGCAAGGCCGGTGACACGAAGCCCCCCTAACAGGCGTGGCATGGATGATTGACAACTGAAGAGTGGACGCGGCAGAGACGCGGCGGAATGCGACTAGGCATGATGCACCCTCACATCATGCAAGGCCGAACCGTCGTCGAGTCGCTAACGTGGCGCGGTGTCCGGCATGGAATTGTCCCGCGCTGTCTGAGTGGTCTACGATGGCCTTAATCCAAGTTAGGAGTAAGGGCCATGAGTTTGAAAGAATTAAGGATGAAGCGCGGTCTAACGCAACGTGAGTTAGCGCAACGTAGTGGCGTGCATCATGTCGAGATTGCGCAGATTGAGACAGGTAAACGCAATGTTCGGGCGGTGTCGCTTGATACTGCACTGCGATTGTGCGATGCTCTCAAGATCGCTAATCCGCGCAAATTGCTTGATTCTGATTCTAAGTCTTCGGCGGATTGATTGAATCCGCTAGGGCTAGCGTAGTCTTTATGGCACGTCTAGCCCACGAATGAGTAGAGCCGGATAGCTGCAACTATCCGGCTCAATTGCTCAGTAATCATTAACCAACTAACTAACTAAGCCCTCTTATTCTAGCAAGGGGGCTGGAATGGAGTGTCAAAATGTATACCGTTGATGAGACCTACAAGAATATCGAAGCCGAGTTCAAGCCCCGCAGCAAGTGGAACCAGGGCGTGAAGGAAACCGCACTGGCATTGCTTGATTCGCTCGACATGCCAGAAACCGTTCTTCCCGACCACTTCGGATCGCGTCGCGCGCTGTTGCTGAACGGCGCGGACAATTGGCGGGAATACAGTTACGGCGGGTGCGCTCTCGTGTACAACGTGGATATCGCCGCCCGGTTCTTCACCCCGTCCGAAATGCGCCGGTACATGGCAGACGGGCATGATGCAAGCATGGCGTTCCGCGGCGAGCCTCTGCTTGACTTGCAGGCGCGTGCCCTCAGCCAGGCGGAGCGTGTTATCAGCCGGTACGCGCGGGAACACTGAGGGGCAAGTCATGTGTGAGAAGTGCCCCATCGATCAACGTTACCCGTACTACGGTTTTCCTGTGACGCCAGATTCCCGCAAGCTGCGGGATGAGGCCGAGCGTTACCGTGAGATCGCTATCCGCTGTTTCGTTGCCGAAAGCGATTGTGCCGACGTGAAGCGGGCGGATGCGCTGTGGCGTGAGATGTGCCGTGCCGGTGATGAGGCGCGGTTTCTGTGCAGCAATGCGCGTCGTTTGGAGATGGAAGAAGCCCTACAGTGTCGGGCTATTGAATATCCCAATTGTCCTAATCGCAAGCGTATGCGCTGACTTATTCCAGGCTTTCGGGCGTGAGCCTATCAAATCACGCCCATATAGCCCGCGTTCGGGCATTACATTCCAACACAATCGAGGTGCTTTAAAAATGTCTTTTGTTACAGTTGATTTTCCTGATATTCGTGAATCTGATTCCGCAGAGTATGCGTATCTCGCCAACGTGTACAACACTACGTATTCACACAATCAAAACGCTTGGCGTTCGCCTGATGAAAACAGGCTTGACGGAACCACGTATGCCGCGTGGTGGTTGATGGATGAATACTATACGCGCGGTGAACATGCCATGATTGGTGAGTGCCGCCGCCTATTAACGAAACGTTGCCGTGCGGAACTGCACAGCGAACACAATAGAGAGTTTTGCACCGGATTCCACACGGTTGTTGATTCCGTTCTTTCCAAGTGAGGTGTTCGCAATGCGTAAGAAGATTACTCTGCTTGTTGCCGTGCTTGTTGGCCTGTTGGCTTTCGGCGTGGCTTGTTCTCCAGCGCTTTCCGATCAGCCGGTTGCCGATCCGCATGGCACGCCTGAGCAGCAGTGGACGTGGTGGCGCGAAACCTATGCCACGAAGGATTACAACCAAGCTGACCTAGCGAGCTACCGCGAGTTGTCCAATATCCCGCAGTGCTGCATGGAGGACGGTAGCACTTCGGACGGTTACGAACGTATTTGCGAGTGGCGTGGAAGCGTTGACGGCAATCATACCGGCACGTCATACGTTTTGGTTGACGGTAGCAAGGTTTTGGAATGGTGAAACCGCTCAGGGCCGTGCGGTGAACGGCCCATCAAATAATCAAGTTTCCATACAAGGGAGTTTTAAAATGTCGAACAAAGTTAACGGCCTGTGGGCCGTCAATTCGTCCAGTGTCTTCATGTTCTTTGATTCCGTCAACACGCCTAGCGTGTGGCGTTTCGAGATGAAGGATGACGTTGAATCATGGCGTATGATTCCTGGCGTGAAGAATGCTCAGGCGGTGCGTGGTGTTGCCGCCGTGTATCGTGCCGAGGGTGGCGTATGGCTTGACCCTAACGGGGCGGATTATGCTCAGGCGGTGCGTGAAATCGGTGACGTGCCGTCAATCGTGGAACGTGGCGGATTGATTGCGTCCGATGATTGCGGGGATTATACGGTTCATGGCGTGAGTCTTCCTGATGTTGACCGTGAGCGTGGTTGGGTGTTGTCGTGGGAGCATGGCGGCATGGTTGTGTCGCGTGACGTGTCGTTTCTGACTCCGGTTGAGCAAGATTATCCTGAGATGTGCGAGACGTATGATGATCTGCCTGTTGTCGAACCGGTGGCACCTGTCGCACAGTCGATTGAGGTTGTCGAACCGGAGCCGGTTACGGCTGAGATTCCCGAGATTCCCGAGATTCCGCCGCAGGCTGAGCCTCATGAGGTGGTTGCCACTTCCAGCGCGGTCATAGTGCGCAAGGTGGTGATTCCTGGCGGTAAGTCGGTCAAGGAACTAGCCGACGTGTTCGGCGCTTACGCGCATAAGCCTCGTGGTTTCCGTGATTCCACGGGCCGTCGTGTGGCGTATGTCGCGTTCGATGGTACCGGTGGTGTGATCGCATACCGTGACTGTTACACGCAAGGCGTTGATACGCGGCTTGAAAAGGATATTGCCGACTATCTCGCAAACCATAATCTCAAGCTTGCCGCATAAAAGAATTTGCCGCCACTGTTCTGAGCGGTGGCGGCGCCTTAATTACCTCTATCAAAAATAATTACTGAAGAATAGTGGGGGCGGTTTTTGAATCCGCCCCCATTCATGTGCCATTGTAGATCACTCAGTTACGTTTAACGCAGCGTGTAGCCAATTGTCCACCAATTCGGCTTCGTTGACCGGCTCGAAACACCATGCGTCCAATCCGACGTTGATCTCATTGTGATGCCTGCCGAACTCAAGCGGGTCATGCGCGTGCGTATGACCATGCAGGAGCAAAGTGTTGTTCACGTATGGTATCGCGTATTCGGCTAATTCCGGCGCGTTCCAATTGGTTGAGACTGCGCCTAGGGGTTTGCTTTGCGTGAAGTCTTCACGCCATTGGTAGTGGCTTAAAAATACCGTGTGTGGATTGTTGCCCCACCCGTCTCTGATTTCGGTGATGCCGACCATTCCGACTTCCCCGAACACGCTTGCCAACTTTTCCAGCGTGCGGGTGGAGCTGTGCAGTTCGTGGTTGCCGAGAATCAGATGCCTGTTCTTGCGTGGTACATGCAGGTTTTGGATGCGCATTATCGCTTGGTCTACGCTCCACGTACCACCGGAACTGATGTCTCCGAGGATGTAGAGTTCGTCTTCCTCGCCAACATACGTGTTGATGCTTCTGATGATGTCGGCATCATGCTTCCGCCAGTTAACACAGTTCTTGAGCGGCTTATGCTCATGTTCGGCTTGTTGTTTGATCGATGCATCCTTAGCGTATCCGGGTAGCGCGTATCCGCGCAGCGCGGCCACGAACGGATGCGCGAAATGCAAGTCACTAGTGAACCACTTCATCCTTAACACCGCCCTATTTCATTATCCATCCCATACTGCTTATCCCATTTACCCAATGCTTCCAAAATGTTCGGCAGTCCAAAATAGTCGTAGTATTCGCTGTAACGTTCGCCGCTTTTCGTCTCGAATGCGATGGTCAGCATTTCGGGGTCATCGCCACAGGTTTCGCAGACTGCTTCGCAGAATGGCGAATAATCGTAGCCGACTACTCGTACCGGCTGATCGTCGCTTCCGTCGAACAGTTCCGGTGATTCGACTTGCAACACGCGCATAAACAGTTCGTTCGTTGATTTACTGGTGGTGTTTTCCGTCATATTGATCTTGCTCATTCTTCCTTCCCCCTATAAAAAGCCATTAAAGGCATATTCTTTTTTACCAAGGCGATAATAGCCATCATATGAATCTTTTATAAAAAATTTAAACTTTCGAAAGAAAGGCTTATACTGCGTTAGAGACTCCTCTGGCACAGTCACGAGAGGATAATCATCCTTCAGAACATCCAACGCATGTTTAACTAAAGCCGTACCGACACCTTGTCCACGGTATGGCTCAAAAACACGCAAAGAACAAATCTTCTTTTCCTGTTCGCAATTTTTAATTATACAAATTCCCGCTATATCTTTTCCAATTTTTGCCAGAAAAATCTCACGAGTGACACCCAAATTAGGTACCACTTTTCGCATAAACCATTCATCAAAATCTGGATAAAACCGCGTAAAAACATCCAGATATGCATTCAATAAAGAATCACCAGAGATAGTCTCAAGTGAAAAAATTTTAATCCCATCAGACATCATACCCCTCGATTCTTCAAACACTTAAACTAAAAAACAATCTTGTGCCCGGTTTTCGGATTGACAATCTTCATTCCGCGTAGACTCCTATGTATTCCCAGCAGTTCGCGTCCACAACGCATTCAATGATCGGGAGAACGTCGAAGCCTTCACGGTCGAGTTCATCCCAACGATGTTCCGCCTGCTCGAATGTGGAATAAACGCCCATGATGCTCACGTACTCGCCGTATTGGTCAGCCACTCTCTCCCTCATGGTGAAATACGGGTACCACCTATCTACCGGTTTGAGCGTGTAATCCCTGTATTCGTCCCTGTCCATAACGTTCGCAGTGACGACGTAGACTTTCATGCTTCATCCTTACCTGTGGTGAATTGGAGTGTGTGGAGTCGGCGGCGGTCGGTGAGGTTGATGCCGAACATGCCATGCGAATGGAATTGGTCTACACAATGTTTGATCTCGCCATCCACCCGGTAGGTGGTCGAACGACCATTGTCGTCGGTGATGGTGATGGTGGTCAACGCATGACCTCTTCCACGGTGGCGAGGTTGCTTGCCATAATGGTTTTGCTGACGCCGTTGCGAAGGTTCTTGAACGTGAATGAAAATGGTTTCATGCAGTTCTCATCCTCGAAGTCGATGATGCATTCCATGTCATCCCAACAGTTAATCCATGGAGAGCCGACCAGTCTGGGTTCGGCATGAGTGTAGACGATGACGCCTTTCTCACGGTCGGTGTACGAGTATGCGAATCCGAGTTCGTTGAGTTTGACCGCGTATGGCGGATTGGAGAGGTCGATGTTCATGCCTGTTCCTCCTGTAGGAGCATCCAAATGTTCGTTTCCTTTTCGGGGTTTCTGACGGCGAGCCTGTACACGTCGGACAGCCGGTAGCGTTGCTTGCGAGTGTCCTTGACCTGTGCGACGGGTTCCAAGTCTCCCCTGCTGACCCAACTGCGCATGGTGCCGGGTTTGACGATGATGCCGCATTGCAGTAGCAGTTTGCGGATTTCGGTCTGAGTGCCGGTGATGTGCGTGGATAGGAGTTTGCGTCGCCTGTTCTCACGGATGGCGGATACTGGATACACTTGACCGCAGTCGGGGCATTTCGGCGCGAACGCGGCGTTTGGAATGACTTTCACGATGTGATGGCAGTCTTCGGTCGGGCATTCGCCGATGATGATCTGGTCTTCGAGGGTGAAGTCCAGAAGCTCTTGGGCCTTACGGCGGATACGGTGGATGATTCGCATGTAGGTTGGTGTCGCCTTGCTGGTCTTCCACTTGTCCGTGAGTCGGATGCTGCGGATGAGGATTTCGAGTTTCCGGTCGTATGGGGCGGTCACGTTCAGGCATCGCGCGTATTCGTTGATGATGTCACGGAGGCTTGGAATGTCGTCCATGCCATTGCCTTCGATGAGTTCGAACGCGGTTTCGCGTAATGGTGCCGGGGAGGTGGCGAGTCCGTTATGTCCGCCGCCTCCGCCGTTGCCTGTCTTGTCCATGCGGTTTGTGCGCCATTCGAGGTCTTGCAGGTGGTTTTCGAACCATTGCAGGTCGAATTGGAGTTGGGTTTCGCAGGATGTGCAGAGGATATGCTTGTCGTCGGTTGTTTTCCAGCATGCCGCGCATGTGGTTTGCGTCAAGTGTTGGCTCCTTGGTTGCGTTTTGGGTGTGTTTGGTCTTGTTGCCTCAACCCTTTGTTTGCAACCGTTGGGCGACTTGTCTAGTATAGTGTGTGTGTCAGATTAGCGTTGGCTGTTCTCCTTCCGTTGGTGGGGTTGGTTCGGGGTCGTTGCGGTGGGCTTCGATTTGGAGTACGAGCCTCCTGTCCACGTGCAGTAGGCGGCTTATCTCGTCCGCGTCGTAGTCGAGGTCCGCGTAGTGGAGGACCTGTTTCCGTAGGCTCACTCGTACTCCTTCTCCAAGTGTTCGTCGTACAGTATGACGAACACGATCATCGCGTATGCTCCGTAGAGGAACGAGAGTATCGCTATGGATATAGGGTTCGCGTTGGCGGTGATTTGTATGATGATGATTGCGAGCATCGCTATCACGTTGAATGCGTAGGACGCTTTCTTGATTATGTACATGATCTTCTCCATGTCTTTGCTCATTCGTTTACCGCCTTCCGTGCGATTTCGAGCAGATCTCTGGCCTGTGCGGCGTAGCATTCGCGCATGCCGAGGATTACGCCGGCGAAATCCCATGCATCCTCCTCGTCCTTTGCCTGATAGTCGCTGTCGATGCCGTCCCATGTGCGGCTCGTCCACAGCAGTTTTCTCGCCACGGCCTCCACCTCAACGTCAGACGGTGGCGCTTCGCGGCCTCGAATATAGGCTTCCTGCAAATCGTCAGTATTGGCAGCGAAAACCTTCTTGCAGCCCGAACCGTCATTCCAGTACTCGGTCGGGTACACCTTTTCGGCTTCATCCTCTGCGATGCTCAATTCGTCCTCTTTCCGTTCGCTTCGATCATGGCGTACAGCATTTCACTCGCCGGACGCCGCCTGTAGCTATTCCGCTTGTCTCCATAGGACACGTCGTACAGGCATCTGAGCTTGTCCCCTTTGGCCGTGGGCACCAACACTTGGTCGATGTCTCGCGGAATCTGATGGCTCACACGCAGTTCATCCGCAAGCTCAGGCGTGGTGACTAGATAGTTTTCGTCACCGTAGAACGTCAGCCCGTGACCCGATTCGAAATCAGCCATGCATGACTTGACTTCATAGCAGGAGAAAGTGCCGAGTTCCACACTGCTTGGTTCGAGCACGTAGCCGGGCGTGAAAGGCTTGAATCCGATGTAGTCGATGCGCCTGTTCCGTGGTGTTCCAAGGTCGAAGTTAACCTCGCTAGCCCAATAACTCACGCGATTCTTCAACCTCTTCTCGACCAGCTTGGACAGCATGGCGGTGGTTTCAGCCCTGCTCATTTCTTCCTCCTGAAGTACTTGGATTCATCGTGATGGAACAGGAACAGGTGAAGTCTCCACACCTTGACTGCCAACAGGCCCTTGAGTGTGATCGCATACCCGCCATGGACACGCTTCATGAGCTTCCTATCGGCCAATGATTCAAGTATTCGGGAAAGCTCTTGGTTCTCTCGTTGTTGCCAGATGTAGTTCATCCCCTCAGCGATATACAGGCAACACATGTCCTTGTCGTATTGACTAATCATCATTAGCCTCCCTCTCAAGGATGTAGACGTTCGTCGCTGTGACGGCGTTATCACGCAATTCCGTTGATGGCATGGTATCCACCCGCAGAATCTGCCAACCCTCGTTCAGCAACTTTTCAAACACACCCATATTCATCAAGGTGCGCTCATCGCCGTAATCACTCCAAAAAAGTGGGCAAACCTTGTACCGTTTATTCATTTCGCGTCCTCCTTCATGAAGACAATCCAGTGTGTTCCCGTGCGGTTCGGCTGCTTGTTGCCGAAGAGTGGCTTGTGCGTTGTGAGCTTGAGAATCTGCGATACGGGTATCTGTGTCTCATTCCATTTGAAAATCAACACTCCATGCTCTTTCAGGACGCGGAAGCACTCGCTGAACATGGTCTTGAGGTCAGCTTTCCACGTCTCTTGGTCGAGGCAACCGTATTTCTGCGCCATGTAGCTCGTTTCCCCCGCATTGCGCAGGTGGGGCGGGTCGAGCACCACCATGCGGAACGTCCCGTCGGGGAACGGCAGGTCGCGGTAGTCCATCAGCATGTCCGGCTTGACATCGAACCTACGCCCATCGCACAATTCCCAGCTCTCATCACGCACATCACCAAAAAGCACCCGATCATCCGATTTGTCAAACCAGAACATTCGGCCGCCGCAGGCGGGGTCAAGAACAGGCTGATACGCGCTCATTTCGTATCCTTCCCCTTGTACTCGTCCACGAGTTCTTTCCACTGCCTGCTTGCGAGTGCGGCGTGGCTGAACCAGCTGGTAGAGATATGTCCACGTGGACATTGGAGCCGGTAGACTGTGAGTGTTGTCCTTACTTTGCGGCTCTCGTGGTATTTTTCCGTTTGCGATGCCTTGATTACTGGTAGTCTGCCGCACATTGGACACCCATATTCGTTGCGTCTGCGTTTGAACCACATAACTATTCCTTCGCGTCCTCGCTTTGGTTAGGCACCTCGGAAGGCATGGTGCCGGAATAGCCGAGCAGGTGACGGCAGTAATTGATTACATGCTCGTAAGCCGTCGTCATTCCGTCGTAAAAGTCGTACACTTCTTCGTCTGGATTATCAGAAGCGTTATTAGCTGCATCCCACTCTTTTTGCAGAAAGTCGATGACCTCATGCAGTGTCTTGTCTTTCTCAGTCACGTTCGTCGCCATTGTTATTCCTTACTGCTCTTATCGTTCTTATCGTCATGGTCGAAAATGCATACGAACACGCCTAATAGCATGAGCACGCAGAGTATCGCTATCACTCCCAATGTGATGACGATGAACACGCTTGAAATATTCCAAAATCCTCGTATTTGTCTGAAATCCGGTCGTTGACGATGTAATGGTTGTAATCACCTTGAGTGATGTACCACCACTCCTTCTTATGGCCTTCGCGCAGATAGTCTTCGCAAGTGTGGTCGATGCTGTAATCCGGCTTGACCATCTGACGGAAACTCAACTCGTCCACAGACGGGTTGTCCTTCACGGCTTTAACTATCGCGTCGATCTTGTCCTTGGTGAAATCAGGTGTGACCACGAAAACGACTCGTATCATCTCCCCGTCGATGGAGTCGAGATTGCGAATCATGTTGACGTTCCGCAGATGGTAGACGATTCTCGAAAACTCGACTGCGGGCGCCAGGTTGTACATTCGCTTAACCATGCTTGGCATACTGGTGTGCATTTCGGTTTCGATGTCGTACTCGTACAGGCTCCGGGTGATCGACGCATACCAGTAGGCACGGCGAATATCAAGCCCCCATAATGGGTCTCCGCCACCGCTGAAGCTGAGGAATTTCATTTTGCCGGAGTCAGCCAAATCCATCACAGTGTCATAGGTGGCTCCCATACGGGTCTCGGCTATTTGGATTCCAGTGTTGCGCACGATGCAATACGGGCACTGCCAGTGGCATCCAAAGTTCGTAATCACACTGTAGTTACGGTTGTCGCTCATTGGTGCCTCCTTGGGTTGATTGTCTTGATAGTTCTTGCCGGACTCTCATAAGCGGTAAGAATCTCATACGGCCTGTGGTGGAAGTCGGCTTTGGAATGTGCCGCGCCCACAGCTTCATCCAGTGAGTCGTACACGCGGCATGTGTGAACTCCCGTATCGCCTTGCGGCCAGACGATGTAGCCGGTCTTGCCTGCGAAAACATTCATTTGACCGTCTCCACGGTGTTGCAGCCGATGTATTCGCCGTTATGCTTCAGACAGGCCCATGTCACGTCACCGGTCTTGACCGTTTCCATTTGAAAACCCGCATTGGTCTTCTTGTCGATATTGGGTGACATTCCACAAATGAATAAAATCAAGACCACCGTGATGCAGCTGATCGCCGTGAGGGCCACACGCGTCTTATCCATCACTCACCGTCCTTTTCGATGGCGGTGCCCATGGCTTCCCGATACTTCTTCGTCCGTTGGAACCGGTCGGCGAGCATGTTCGCGGCCTTGTCGATGATCTCGTCCTTGCGTTCTTCGAGGAAGCGTTGCAAAGCGTCCTCCATCAAGTTCCTCCACATGGTGTCACGCGAATACGCGTTGGTGTATGAGAAAACACTGTCCACGGCGTTTTTGGTGAGCTTGTTGAGCACGTCCGTGTAGGCGTGTTCCTCGATACGGTTCTGGATGGCCTTGTCGTCAATGTTGATGGCGAACTGCACGATATGTTCCATGATTACTTTCCTTCCTTTTCGATTTCATTGATCTTTTCGGTCAGCACTTTGGCCGCCTTCTTGTAGCATCCCCACTTGATTTCATTCCAGAATGGTTCGAGATCGGCCCAGTTCTCGGCTTCTAGAATGCCGAAAAGCCTGATGGGTCTGGCTGTGATAATGTCGCTGTCCGGCCCGAGGTACATGGCAAGGAACGGCACGTTGTTATCGATTGCGTGCTTCGCATACCAGAGTGCTTTCTTGAGGTCTTCGACACCGTTCTTGTCGCGCCACCGGTAGCAGTATTTAACTACGTTGCCCCAGTCGAAGCTGAGCAAACTGGATAGTTCGATGCATTCGAACGGGCCATCCTTGTAATGCGATGGATTGATATTGTCAGTCATTTAACGCCATCCTTGCCTTCTCGAACGCCTGATGCACGATTTCCATGTGCAGTCGTTCGCCTTCCTTGGTCGTCTCGAATCGGTCATTCACTTGACGGATGAACTTATTACGAAGCAGTGCCCTGCTTGTCTGGTTATCGACGGCCTGGTATTGGCCTTGCATGTTGCTCACGTCAGTGAGCATTTCCTGCTGTTTCGGACTGAGTGTCCACATCATCGGCTCCTTTCGCAGATGATTTCCAATGTGGGGTGGTATTCGTATGTGAGTGGATGCGAGTAGTAGTCGTCCCAATACTTGTTGAAGTTCCTGTTGATGCCACGTTCCGCGATGTTCGGCCTTCGTGTTGGCTCTTCCTTGTCTAATCGTTTGATCGCGTCGGCGGTCTCGATGCCTTGCTTGGTCGGCTTGTAGGTGCCGTCCGCGAGGGGGATGATGAGACGCCTGTCGATGAGGGAACCCAACGTGGCCCACGGTTTCGCATAGGCCGCGGATGATGGCATTCGATGCGTTTCGACGATGTGGACAAGCATTGACGCTTGGGTGTCTCGCAATCGTTGTCCGTGTATGTTGTAGACGTTTCGTTTCATGACTGGTGCCCGTCGTTCATCGTCCGGTCGAGCCGAATCCGTTTCCTCCGCGTTCCGTCGTGTCGGTGAACTCGACGACCTTGCGGATTCTGGGGGTTTCCACCGGCGTGATGACGAGTTGCGCGATACGGTCGCCGCAACGGAAGTTGATGCGGCTGGTGGATGTGTTATGCAGGATGACTTTGATCTCGCCACGGTATCCGGCGTCGATGATGCCGCCGAGGATGTCGATGCCGTAATTCCTGGCAAGGCCGGAACGTGGGCAGACTCGTGCCATGTAGCCTTCGGGCAGGTTAATCGCGATGCCGGTTCCCACCGCGATGCGTCCTAGTCCGTCGATGTGGAAGTCTTCGATGCAGTGTAGGTCGAGTCCGGCGTCCGAATCGTGCGCCCTTGTGACTGTGGCGTTTGGGGTGAGCGGTTGGATTTCAAGGGTTTCTAGGGTCATTTCACTGTCCTTGCTGGTTGCTGATGGTTTCGTATTCGGAGATGTCGCGGTTTAGGCAGTCGGTTGTGCGATGCGTGGTTTCGTGTCCGCAATCGTATGGGTCGCCGCCTTGAGCCAGTTCCAAGAGTCGGAAACTGGTAAGGTCGAGCCGCCTGTGGCTGAGCTTGTGGAGGATGCCGCTCGTGTTGGGCATGTTCACGTCGAGCCATCGGATATCGAAGTGGACGTTGGTTCCGGCCGGATGCATGAGACCGGGGTCGAGGCCCGTGTCGATGAGCCAGACGGCCATCTGCTTGTCCACGTTTTTGAGCGTGTCTTTCGCGTTCATGCATTCGCTGATGAGTCCGTTTCTGGAATGCATGTCGATGGTCGTGCTGTTGAACGCGCGGATTGGCGTATTGTCATCGAAACGGATGACCCTATGGAATATCAGGTGGTCGTCGGCGAATGGCACCTGAAGGCCCTTCATGTCGGTGATTCTGGCTTCGACTTCCAGTAGATTGTCGGACATTGGGTCGAGTCCGCTGGTTTCGACGTCGAACCAGATGAGATAATTGTCGTCCATTGTTGGCTCCTTGGATTCACGTAATCGTTGGATATAGGTTTCCAGTCCGGTCAGGTCCACATGCGTTGGCGGATTGGGTTCGAGTTCCTTGAGGATTTCAGCTTCCTTGTCCCTTCGCCGCGTGTAATGCCGGTAGGCGGCTTTGCTTTCGTGGATGCCGTACTTGTTGGTTTCCTTCCATTTGCTCATGGTGTTTTGAACAGGTCTCCCAGATCGTCGTCCACGGTTGGCTGGCGTGCGATGGGTTTGGATGCGATTTGCGGACGGTCGGCCTGTTCGAGGGCTTTGCTGACGGCTTCGCCCAACTCTTGGGCTTCCCGCGCGGTGCCGAAGACGACGCGACGTTTGAACTCCCAATAGTCGTCCGCCGTGACGTGATGCTTGGCGGCGAGCTGTTGGATGGTGTTCTCGTCGGGAATCCGGCTTGCGCGGATTTTCTTGCAGAGGATGTTGATGTCGGCGGCACGCATCCACTTGTCCGATTTGGTCGCATAGAATCTCACGACCGCCGTCCGCATGTCTTGGATGTTGTTGCGCTTGTCGAGTTCGCGGTAGAACTCGTCCAATTGCAGGTCGTCCCATTTGGCGTTGCCGTGATGCGCGTTGATCGTGGTCAGCAGCATCGCGGCCTCTCCTTTGGTTATCATCCTGTTCCTCCCATCGCCCGTTGGCGTTCCTCGTCGCTCATGTACTGCCATGCCCTGTTGAGGTTCGCCATGCGGTTCGATTCGTTGCGGCTCATCATGGTCGGATTGGTGCGGAGGGTGAGGGATGGTCGGATGTCGTATTCGTTTTCCCACCCCGCCGCGTTGAGCCATGTGGCCGCGTATTTGACGTATTTGGGTTCGGTTCCTTCGATCTCGACCTGTCTGGCATAGGCTCGGGCGCTGTTGATGATGGTGTCCGCGCCCGTGTCTTGGATGGCGTTCTTCCATGCTTTCCAGGCTGGACGCTTGTCAACGTGTCGTGGATACGCTTTCCAGAAGGTTTCGAAATCGGCGGAATACTTGTCGTCGGATGCCTGCCGTGCGCGGCTTCGGCGTTTGCTTGCCGTGTTGCGGGCCGTCCGGTCGGCGAGTTCTTTTCTGGTGTGGTTCCCGTTCGACTGGTATTCGTTGATGCGCACGCCGGTGATGGTCTGTTGGAACAGGCCGATGTCGATGAGGGTTTCGATCTCCTGTTCGGATGCGCCAAGCGTGTACGTCAGCTGGTCGGTGTCGATGTCTCCATCCGTGAGGTTGCAGCTGCACCAGCTCAATGCCATGACGTAGATGAGCGCGGCCCTTGGCATTTCGTCGCGGAGCCTGCATATCCTCGCGTCGGCCCAGAATCCGTTGTCGAGTCGGGTGTAGCCGTCCCTCACTTCAGATTCTCCCGTCATGTCATGAGTCCTATCCCGATGTCGATGAGGATGGTTATCGCACCGCCCTCCACTAGGATCATGCCCAATATCCACAGCCAGTCGCCTGACGGCCTGTTACTGTCGATGAGGTCAACGGAGCCGAGCATGATGACGAATCCGATGACGCTGACGACGATGGCGCATATGGCGACTATCGCGATCATGATTATCCTTCCGGTCCGAGTGGCAGTCCGTCGTTGAGGATGAGTGCGAGACTTTTCAATGTGACGCACACGAGTTGTTTGCGTCTGCCTAGGAACTCAGTCCTGATTCGTGGGGTGAAGTACCTGTCGTTGTCTGCCAACGCGCACATGGTGTTGTATGTGTCCCAATCCGTGTAGGCGAGCTGCCTTCCGATTCGTTCGAGCGTGGATAGGCCGACGCGTGACTTCTTCTGCACGACCCACGGGTATGGGCTGTCAAGGTTTCCGGCTTCCTCGACCGCCTCGTTGTAATGTTTCGTGGCGTTGAGGAGTTTGGTGTTCTTGACTTCGACGCATACGGGTTGACCATGGAAGAAGATGTTGGCGATGTCGCCTAGGTCGTTGCTGCCGTGGAGACGGCGGCGGATGATGCGCTGGTCGTCCAACGCCCATTGCAGGTAGTGTTCCACCGCCGTTTCCATTGCCGTTCCGGCTTTTTTGGCCGACTGTCGGTTGCGTGACATCAGAACGCCGGTTCTCCTGCGGGCTGTCCGAATCCGTCGAATCCGCTACTGCCCCACGGGTCGGAGCCTGCCTGCGGTGCCATGGCGGGTGTCGTGGACGCCTGTCGTGGTCCGGCCTGCTGGTTGGCGTTGACGAGTTGCGCGGTACCCCACTTCAGGCTTGGTCCAGCCTCGCGGACGTTCACCTTCTGCGTGTAGTGGGTGACGCCGGACGAATCCTCGAAACGATCATCGGACTCGTTGCCGATGACGATGTACTCGTCGCCTTCCTTGATGCTGTTCTGGATGTGCGTGGCGAGATCGTTCCATGCTTCGCAGGTGCGTGAGCAGGATGCTCCGTAACCCCATGAGCCGTCCGGGTTCTTGACCCTGTTGGAGCAGAGGATGCGGAACTGGATGTAGTTCTTGCCGTTCTTCGTGGTTCCGGCGTTGAACAGGTTGCCGTCCTTTTTGATTTTGACGATTCGTCCCACGAGGGTGATGGTCGGTGTGGTCATTTGATGTTCTCCTTGTTGTGTCGTGGATGGGATTTGAGTCCGACCCATCCCTGCTGGTCTTTGGCTTTCATGTTTCTGAGACCGTCAGCCGTCTTGTGGCGGTTGGCCGCTTCGACGTTGCACATAAGCATGTGGCTTCGCGCGTGCGGACAGGATGATTCGCCGCACCGCTGGCAGTACGGGATGAGTCCCGTATGGACAGGGTTCGCGTGCACGCAGTACGCGCACGTGCAGCCAGCCCTTCGTGATATGCTCATCGGCCCGCCTCGCAGATCGGGACACTTTTCAGCCTTGGCTTGCGCAGTCCGAGTTTCGCCTTCGAGAGGGGCGCGTACTCGCGCATGTTGCGTTCGGTTACGCGCAGATGGCTGGCGACCGGAACGTATTCGAGGTCGTCACACGGGGAGCACTTGTCCGTGTCAGCGAAGTATCCGTCGTCCAATCTCGCGCCCATGTATGCGACGAGCGTCCAGAAGCCGTCACGGTCGAGCAGGAACAGTTTGGTCCTGTCTTTGCTGAGGTAATACCCTTCCTCGGTGGGGAGCTTCGCGAGGTTGACCTTCTCGAACGGGAAGCGTTTCGCCTTGTGCGAGCTGATGGCGAACCCTGTCTCGTCCTGTGGTGTGGCTGATGGTGGCACGTTGCCGTACCGGTTCAGAATCGGGGTCCACATGTTGCCGGAATGCAGCCACACGCTGCCGGTCGCGGCCTTGTAGATGCCGAGGCCCTTCGGGAGCTTCGCCTTCCACTCGTCCGTCTGCCGGTCGCTTGTGGACTTGTCCGCGTCGGCGGCGGGCGTCTCCTGTTTGACGAGTCTGTCCATCAGCTCGTCGGCGTTGATTTCGACGCCGCTCGTGGACTGGTCCTCGATGCCGATGATGTAGTTGTCATCGATGCTGCCGTCACGCCTGAAGACGATGGCGGGCAGATCATAGTTGAAACCAGGCTCGCGGACGGCGATGTAGAAGTATTCGAGTCCGGACGTCGTGATGGCCGCGATCATCATCAGACGCGTCTCCATGTCGGCGCTTTTCAAGGCATCGGAAAGAGTCATATGCCTTAACGGACCGGTGTGCGGGCTACCGTCCTCGAAATTCTTGGCGGTAACGGCCAGTCCACGCTTTTCGATTTCCAACGCGTCCTCGTAGGTGAGGTGTTTCGGATCGTATTTCATTGTGCCGCTCCTTGCTGCTGCATGTGCTTGTGGTATTCGTTGATGAATGTTTGTGCCTGCACTGCCGTGAGGCTTACGCTTGTGACCGTCTGGTCGTGGAGGATTTTCTGGATGAACGCGTCAGCTTCATCCGGTTTGATCTGGCAGGCGCGGAGGATGTCGGTGACTGTCTTCAACTGGTCGGGACTGGCCGGACCGTTGGATGGGGCCTGGGCGGCGGTCTGCTCCGGCTGGCCTTGACGGACCTGCGGAGCGTATTGCCGTGGCTTCTGGCGTGGCTGCTCGTCAACCACTTCGGCTTCGACCATTTCCTCTTCGGTCTCGTTGTTGGTCTGCTGCATCTCGTCGGTCGTGTACAGGCCGCTCAAATCCTGCGGGAACGCCTTGCGTAATGCGAGGGCTTCCGCGCATTTCGCGATCATGGTCACCGGTTTCGAAGTCCACATGCTGGTGGGGACCTGCCTGCGGAGATTCTTGTCGTAACGGGTTCCGACATATTCCCTGTAGAGGGCCACGCCGGTGAACTCGCCTTCTCCTCGACGGACGGTGACTTTCGCCGCGACCGGAGGGGTCTGGGCAATCCACACGTCATGCCAGACGCCATCCTCGCCGCACCAGAGGGTTTCCGGCTCGCTGAACAGTTCATGGTTCCTGTCCGCCGCACGACGGGCGATGAGACGGAAACCGTCAATGCCGACTTGGATTGTCTGCTTGGAAACATATTCGTTGCCTTGCTTCTGACGGCGTTCGATCAGGTAGATTTGACGACTGAAAGGGTCAAGTCCGGTACGCTGGCATTGGTGCAGGAACACTGCCAAGTCGGCTTGTTGCGCGTTCTGCACTCCAAGCTGGGACAGCGCCGCGAGCTGGGCGCGGCTCCAAGTGTCCTGCTCGTTGGTGATGGTAAGGCTTTTGCACATGGCTACTCTTCCTTGGTTGAAGTGAGCATCTGGAACATCTTCGGGGCTATCTCGCTGGTGAACGCCTTGTCCACGAATCCTTTCGTGGTGCGAAGCGTGACGGTCTGGGCGCGTCCCGGCTTGAACTCGACGCCGGGAGGGAGTTCGCCGTCATGGTCCGCGATCATGTCCTTCAGATAGGCTTCCGACTTCGCTTCGGGGCGTGGCATCCACACGGCCTCCGCAGCATCGTTACCACCGGGGATAAGGAAACGGCTGTCATGCAGCATGGCACCATACGCACGCTCGTCAACGACCACGTAATGGCCTTCGGTGCCTTTGCTGAGACTGATTTCACCCGCATCCAGTCCGGCGAACATGGCGCGCTCCTCATCGCCGCCGTCATGCGAGCGCCGCCATTCTTCCTTTGCGGCTTTGAGGGCTTCGGCGCTTCGTTTGTTCAGTGCGGTGAGTCCGGCGATGGTGGAGTTGAGTTCGTCGGGGCGGAGGCTGCTGAAGTCGTATTCTGGATTGTTGGTCATTGTTGTTCCTTGGGTTGGTGTTCGATGGTGTCTACTGCGAGTTTGTAGAAGCTCACGTCGGTTTTGAGGGTTTGGTTCTCGTGTTGGAGTCGTCTGTTTTCCGTGGCGAGTCTCCGGTTTGCGTTCCAGAGGGTGTGGATGGTGAGTGCGCAGTCGTCCAGGAAGTCGTCAACTTGGTTGGCGTCGTATCCCATGAATGGGAATGAGGGTCGGAATTGTCTGTCGCGTATGTCTTTCGGGGTGACTAGTCGTCTGGTGGTCATTGTTTGATCTCCTTTGCTTGGTCCTTGATTTCGTAGAATCGGAGTAGGAGTTCCTTTTTTGTGAAGAGTTTGTTTTGGCCGGATTGGTATCCGAGGGACCCGTACAGGTCTTCGAATGTTTTCTTTCCTACTTTTGTGAAGGCGATCGCCTCGTCTTTGGTGAGGATGCCGTCTTCGAAGATGATGGGTGCCGTCAATTTGTGTGTGCTCCTTCCTTGGATTGGTGGTTGGGGTAGGCGGGTTGCGGCATGACGCTGGACGGTTGGCTCGCAAAAGGGTGTGCGGGGCGACTGGGAAAATGAGGGAACCAGTCTGGCCGACCATCGTTCCCGATGCGGGGCGGAGAAAACCAAGTGAAAAACTTCGTCCCGATGGGTGGCGTTGACGTCATGCCGCTGGCGTCCAAGCGCGGATTCGGACCGCGAGCCGTTCGAGATCATCGTCGTATACCTTTGAGTACAGGAGAAGATGTGGTGTCTGGTTCGATTGGCGATGGTCTTGTGGTACGGTTCCTGTTCCCACTGTGTGGGCTTGGACGATTGCCGTGGCGGCGCGTGTATGCAAACGCTTGTGACGGTTCGTTTGGATGTGTTTCGCCACGGCATGGAACATCATGGGATGTTCCATCTTTGCCAGCCGGTGAACGTGGATATTCGATAAACGTTCAATTTTCCACTGTTTGATTGTTTATCGGAGTGGCTGGCGAAGCTTATGGGTCCCCATCCGGGTTGCAGGCGGATGGGGAAGAATCATTTGCTGTCGGCGAGCGCCTTGGCGATTGTCGGCATACTTGAGGCTTCCAGTGGGATGAGTGGGAAGGCTGAATCTTGGAGGTTTTTGACCAGCTGCTCCCAGTTAAGGTATCCACTGAGCATGTTGATAGTGGAGGCCAATTCACTCCAACCGTTGATTCTGCACATGATGGAAGGCGTGTTTACCACGTATGACCATGTGCCGTCCGCGTCATGGAGAACCAGGTATGGTTCGCCGTCGCGTGGGATGAAGAGGCCATGCGATTGCGGTTCAGGTGGCAGTGGCTTCTCCTCCGGTTCCACGTCGTCGGAGTCGAGGCTGATGCCTATGGCTTTGATGCGGTCGAAGAGGACGTGCAAGTAGTCTTGCATGATGTAGAGTTGGGCGACGATCATGCCGCCAAGGCATTTCGGTTTGAACTCAAGCTCTCCCCTCTTGTATCTGGTGACGGCATCATCGAGTTTGCTGATGCGTTCCTTGAGTTCGTGGTATTCTTCGACCATGCGGGTCTTGTAATCGTCTTCCATTACTGTCTCCTATCGTGATTGACCGTGAACGTCGGAAGCCCATTGGATGAACGCAGCCAGTTTCGATTCTGGAATCTCATACAATGTGCTCGTCTTTTTTCCGTCCTTTTCGACGATGGATGCGCCTTTCCGCTCGTTGATGCGGAACACGCAGTGTCCGCCAGTGTCAAGAACGAATTCCTGTGGTGGTGCGGGAGGATTCAACAACGTCATGCCGCCACCTCCGCGTCAAGCGCCTTGTCCAGGGCGATCTCGCCAAGACGCTTGTGCAGTAGTGCCAACCCCTTGCGGGTTATGCGCACGGTGGGAGGGAAGGCGAACTCCGTGCCATCATCCTTGACTCCATGCTTTTGGGACATGACCATCACGAGATGACCGGCAGTGCAATGCTCTGCGGTTGCCCGCCAAGAGCCACCGGATTTGAAAATCCAGTTATGGTCGGCCATCCATTCGCGCAACTGTTTTTCCTTGATGGGGGTTCCGGCGTTCGACAGAACCTTTGCCGCGTCGCGAATAAGCAGCCTGTCTTCCACGTTCGTGAAATCATCAAGCGCTTGAGCCTTCGGCTCCAGCTCCTTGATGTGCTCGGACTGTTCGGCGATGCGTCGCTTCTGCGCCTCCATGGTGCGTTGGCCGATCATCACGGCCTTCGCGAGGATGGTCATGTCATCGTCCGCGTCCGTGGTTGGGATGTAGCCGCCAGTCCTGCGAATCTGCGGCAGCACCTCGTGAGTCACCCAACGTTTGAACTCGTGGGCCTCCGGCTTGCGGGATGCGAGGACGAGAACGTAGAGGCCAGATTCGGAGACGATTGCCCTGTTCGGGTTTCCGGGGGTTCCATCATTTAAAGTGATGGAACTTTTCTCGTCGTCATCGAGGCGGCGTGCCAGTGTTTGGCTTACATTGCTGAGCTCAAGCACGTCACATACGTCCTTGGCGACGAACCATGGTTCGCCATTCTCGTCAGTCAGTGTGCGCAATGCCGCGCCCTTGAAGTCGAATCGTTGTATTTCAGTGTTCACTTGGATTCTCCTAGTATTCGACTGCTTCGATGCGGGTGATGAAGAAGTGGATGCCTGGAGCGCATTCGTTCCACCGGTTGGTGTCGAAGTTTTCGACGTGAATGGTTTCGCCTTTTTTGTATGTGAAGTCTGCGTCGTATGAGCTGTATACCGTGGTGTCCGGTGGGAGGCTGTTGCCTTGCTTGTCTTGCAGGTCGAGCACTCGCGCTGTGCTGGCTCGGCATTTGCGGCCAGTGGCGTTGGAGCGCAGCGCGTCGGACGGAATGAGGAGCTTCACAATGACTGGCGTTAGCGGCATTTCATTATCTGTCCATGCTTTTTTCCAGCCGATGATGTCGCCTTCGTCCGGAAGGATGCTGGTTTTGGCGATGCTGAGTTGTGCATCGTAGGCACGGTGCAGGTCGGCACCGATCAGGTCGGCACCGCGCAGGTCGGCATCGCGCAGGTCGGCATCGCGCAGGTCGGCACCCTTTAGGTTGGTATGGCACAGGCTGGCGTTACGCAGGTTGGCATCGCTCAGGTTGGCATCGCTCAGGTCGGCGTAACGCAGGTCGGCGTAACGCAGGTCGGCGTAACGCAGGTCGGCGTAACGCAGGTCGGCATCGCTCAGGTCGGCGTAACGCAGGTCGGCACCGCGCAGGCAGTCATATCCATGCTCTTTGAGGATGGCTTCGATGTTGTCGCCTTCGAGAGTGCCGTGTGGTGTGGTGATTTTCATTGGTTGTCCTTTTGCTCGTTGGCGTTGCGTGGTGTGGTTAGGCGGCAAGAGCCGAGATGACATTGTTTTCGTCGTTGGCGGCAGTGAAGATGTCAGCCAACGAATCCCATTCGAGAGGCGCAAGCAGCTTATCGAGAACCGAAACCTGCCATCCGATCTTGTTGGAAAGATAATGGCTTAGAGACGAGGTGCTGATACCCATATTCTTCGCCAGAGTCTTCTGGTCAAGTCCGAGACGAAGCATCCGAACCCTCACTGCTTTCGAGATAAGCTCATTGCTTGAAGCCATTCCGAAACCTCCATTTCAAATATTTGAAGTTCACAATCGGCGTTATTCCGTTTTTGTTTTGCTGACTTTCATATTACTTCAAATATTTGAAGTAAGATTTTTTATATGGACATTACAATTACAAGGTCAGATAAGCAGGTTAAAGCCTATCTGGACGACCAGCTAGTAAAGAACAACATAAACCAAATCGACGTTCAGAAGGCGCTTGGAAGGTCTTCAGGATACGTGAGCGAGCGGATGTCCGGCAAGCGGTCCTGGGCCGTAAGCGAGCTGGACCGCATCGCTCCTCTGCTGAATCTTCCAAACGCGCTTTCGATACTCGCCGCCGCGTCGTCATACGACGTGCGCTAAAATCAACCCATGACACCTCCTTCGAGGATGTCCACTAGGGCTACGCCGACTCTGCCAAGACGGGGCGTAGCCCTTTTCTTTTAAAACTCATTCAAACATACGTTCGTTTTAATTTCAGATAATACACCAGAAACGTACATATGTTCGATTCAACACGCCATCATGCCCCTCCCTTTAAGTGAAATAATGAGAACCACGCGAGTTGCAAGGAGTGGGTATGTCATTGAATTTCGTCGCAGTCGATTTTGAAACCGCGAACCAACATCACGCATCTATCTGCGCAATGGGATTAGTCAAAGTGTCAGACGGTGAGATAGCCGCCAGATTCTCCACTCCAATTCGACCGCCACATGGCCTGGACTACTTCAGTGAAATCAACACTCATATCCATGGCATGACGGAAGAAGACATCAAAACCGCGCCGATTCTTCCCATGGCTTTCCTTAGCGCATACACCGAATACATGCCAGACAACGAAGTTTTTGTTGCTCACAGGGCTTCATCCGCCGATATGTCCATGCTGAGGAAAGGTCTTGGCATATACGACATTCCCATGCCGCCCAATTCTTGGCTTGACTCTTGGGAGATAGCAAAACGTTACGTTCCTGGATTAAAGAACTACAAGCTCACCACGGTCGCAAAAGAACTTGGCGTCTACGAGAAAGGACATCACGATCCGGTAGTTGATGCTGAAATGTCAGCCCGTATCGTGTTGGAGATTGCGAGATTAAACGGCATCGACAGCATATATGAATTCAATGCCACAGTCCTACATCCGTAAACCAACAAAGCCACACCCACAAGAAAAAGGATGTGAGTCCCGTGGTTGCAAGCCCGGTCAATTGTGGGGATAATCCTTGTTGAGACATATTGCAAGAGAGCAAAGGAGAGCATCATGGGTTTTCTTATCGCCATCGCGGCTGTGTTCGTCGGTTTCGCCGTGTTCGTATTGTTGACGCAGATGGCCGTGAGGAACGGCATCCGCATGTCCGGCGTGATCGATTGGAAGACGCAGTACGAGTTGGAGCGCATGGAGGATGCGGGCGGCAAGCAGAAGCCGTTGGCCGAATTGTATGAGAGCGTGGCTGAATCCGAGGATGACGCGGACGAGGTGGAGCGCAAGGTGAAGGAGCAGGCGTTGAAGTACATTAACTCGCGTAATTCAACCCATGTGGCGAACGCTTGGATTTTCCTTGGCATCGGCATCGTCCTGTGTGTGGTGGTCGTGCTCATCGTGGCGTCGTCGGACAGCATGATGTGACCGCATACGAAAAAACGGGGACATCCTCATAGAAAGGATGTCCCCGTTTTTTTATGCATCAGACGGCCACCGGTGCCTTGATCGCTGGCCATGGGTCGTAGCCGGTCAGGTGGAAGTCGTCATACGTGTACGCGTCGATGCCGGACGCCTTGTCGATGCTCATATGAGGGTACGGGCGCGGCTCGCGTTCGAGCTGCTTCACGACCTGTTTCAGGTGGTTCCTGTAGATGTGGGTGTCTCCGCCCACCCAGATGAACCGTCCTGGCCTGTAGCCGGTCTGTTGGGCGACCATCATGGTCAGGAGCGCGTATTCCGCGATGTTGAACGGCACGCCTAGGAACATGTCTGCGGAGCGTTGGTAGAGCTGGCAGTCGAGCTTGTCGCCGCGCACATGGAACTGGAACAGGCAGTGGCATGGCGGCAATGCCATCCGGCTTAGGGATTCGACGTTCCAGCTGTTGACGATGATGCGTCGGGAGTGCGGGTCTTCGCGGATGGTCTCGATGGCGTTGGCGATCTGGTCGATGCCGCCTAGGTCGGTCGGCCAATTGCGCCACTGGCATCCGTAGACGGGTCCCAGATCGCCGTTGGCGTCCGCCCATTCGTCCCAGATGTGCACTCCGTGCTCCTGTAGCCAACGCACGTTGGTGTCGCCTTTGAGGAACCATAGAAGCTCGTAGATGACGCCTTTGATGAAGACCTTCTTGCTGGTGATGAGGGGGAAGGCTTTGGATAGGTCGAACTCCATGCGTGTGCCGAACAGGCTGATGGTGCCGACGCCGGTGCGGTCGGCTGACGGGATGCCGTTTTGGAGCACGTCGAGAAGGAGGTTTTCGTATTGGTATTCGCCGCTCCACTTGTGGAGGTGGTCGGCTTTGGAGAGGAACGCTTCTTGTTCTTCGGCGGATTCGGATTGCAT